AAGGAAGAGGCTGCAAAGCTCAAAGAGTCAGATATGGGCGTTGGCATGGAGAAGATGTTCCTAGATGCCATGTCAATGGCTGCAAATGACCTTCATACAGATATGCTTGAAGAGGTTGATCCTTTCGAGATTGAAGAGGCGCTTGTAAGGCTTGCGGATCAGGCAAAGCCAGGCACTGCGCTTCACCGCATGCTTGGTGATGTCGCTCAAGGTGAGGATTACTGAGGAATGCCCGGGCAGCATGAAACAATCAGGCTGCTTGTCAGGCGCATACTAGAGTCTTCGTTGATTGATGAGGATGATGAGCAAGAAGGTGAAGAGCAAGACGAGGTGAGCGTCTCCAGCGCAGTTGGCGGCGTCACAACACCCCTTGGAACGGGCCCTCATTATCCCAATAGGGAACCTGGAAGGCGTGTTCCACCCTACGTTGCAGCCGGAAAAGCTTTCGGTAACGCAAAGCTAGCAAAAAAGAAAAGAGGGAAGAAATGAAAATCACGATGCGACAGCTTAAGAAGATTATCAAGGAAGAGAAGGCGCGCCTAGATGAAGGTGCTAGCACTACTTCGATTGATCGTCTCAACGATGCGATGGATGATTACGTCTCCTCGTATTTGAGCAGAACCCCTTCCGCAGCCGATTATCCAAACGATGCATTGGATTCTTTGAGGGAGGAAGTCGAAGGATATATCGAGAGCCGCGCCGATCTCGGTGAAGATTCTTTTTGAGACCCTTGTTTCGATAACACAAATAAACATTTGAAAATTTACTACGTTTGAAATACAGTTTGAAGGGTGGAAACACCTTTTGAAAACAGCGATAGCAAAGTTACCAATTTGGAGGTTGAAATGGCTATTGATTTTGAAGCGCTGCGCCGCAAGCTCGGCCAGCTGAGTGGAAATAATTCTCGTCGCAACGTGATGTGGCGTCCTCAGGAAGGTGAGACCTCAACCGTTCGTCTTATTGCATTTCCTGATAACGATGGTCAGCCGTTTGCCGAGCGCTGGTTCTATTATGGGATTGGTGCAAATCGTGGCCTTCTCACTCCTCATCAGTTTGGAAAGCCTGATCCCTTCCAGGAACTCATCAACAAGCTTCGTGATGACGGTTCGAAGGAGTCTTACGAGCTTGCAAAGAAGCTCTATCCAAAGATGCGAAGCTACGCATTGGTCGTCGTCCGTGGAGAGGAAGACAAGGGCGTTCGCATCTGGTCTTTCGGAAAGACCGTATATCAGGAACTTCTGAACATCATGCTTGATGAAGACTTTGGCGACATCACCGACCCGCTTGAGGGATTTGATGTCAAGGTCGAGTGTGTCAAGCAGCCGGGTCGCAAGTGGGCAAACACTAGTGTTCGTGCACGCCCCCGGTCTAGCGCTCTCTCTGACGACAAGAAGCAGATCAAGGAGTGGATGGATAATCTCCCAAGCCTTGACGAGCTGTACACCTGCAAGTCATATGAGGAGCTTGAGAAGATCATCAACGAGTGGCTTGATGCAGGAGCTCCTGATGAGGACACTGCACGTGCAATGCAGCAACAGCAGCAGGAGCAACGCCAGGAAAGCAACGACAACCCCTTTTCTGCTGACCAGTCCGAAGGCACTTCAAGCACGAAGTACAAGGACCTCGACGATGCATTCAATGATCTAGCTAACTTCTAGCAAAATCATTTTGAGATGATCGTTGAACAGCGCCTTCGGGCGCTGTTATTTTTTTGCGTGGAGTTTGAAATGGCAAAGAAGAAGCAGCAAGAAGACGATTTTACCTCAGACCTTATTTCGCAGCTCAACAAAGAGTGTGGAACAAAGGTTGCTTATAACCTCGCTTATGATGATTCTCCGACGCATGTGAATCGCTGGATTAGCACTGGGTCGAGGCAGCTTGATACAATCATTGGAAACAGGATTGACGGTGGGCTTCCTGAAGGCCGAATCGTCGAGATCTTTGGTCCACCGTCAATTGGTAAGTCACACATCGCCATCCAGCTTGCTGTGAGCACGCAAAAGATGGGTGGAATCGTTGTCTATATCGACACTGAGAATGCAACATCTGTGGAGAACCTCTCTCTCCTCGGCGTTGACATCAAGAAGCGCTTTGTGTATGTCGATACGCACTGCACAGAAGAAGTCTTGAGTATTGCTGAGGCAACAATCATGAAGGCTCGTGCAATGCAGAAGGATGTTCCGATCACGATCATCTGGGACTCTGTCGCAGCGTCTTCTCCAAAGGCAGAGCTTGTTGGGGATTATGACAAGGACAGTATCGGTCTTCAGGCTCGCGCAATCTCAAAGGGCATGAGAAAGATCAACGGAATCATCGCGAACCAGAAGGTTCTGTTTGTCTGCCTCAACCAGATCCGAACGAAGATCGGTGTCATGTACGGTGACCCAACATGTGTAAATCCTGAAACAACTAGGATTAAGATTCGTTACGATGAAAATTCACTTTTCGCGGAGAGATTCCGTGAATATAACGCCAAAAAAGGAGACTAACATGGCAATGATAGAAAGGGAACTGACGTTTTCAGAATATGCTAAGATTCTGGGAATCGATGATTTTGAAACGCCTTGTGAGTATGACCTCACGGACGTTGGAACTATGATAGAGGGACCAGATGGATTTAAGCCTATGACCAACTTTGTGGTAAAACAAGCTGTAGAGACGTCATACATTCTTGGAGATCTACAAGGCACATCTGTTCACAGGACTCTAGAGAATGGAGAGTGGGTTAAGCTGAAGGACAATCCGAAAGCTTCTAGAATAGATGGAAGGATGAACGTTGTTGATGTAAGTGTTCCGGATGGTAATGCATATATTGCTAACGGTCACGTCAATCACAACACAACCCCGGGTGGTGAAATGCTTGCCTCCCGCGCACGGGTCTAAACTGCAAATTCATTCCGTGAACTGCGAGGACGCCCTTAGAGCCTGAAGCACTACAACGTGACAAGTAATTGTGAGCGTGAATGTTCAAAAAGATTCAGGATTGGGTAATTCGCAGCCAAGCGACCAGGTGACTGGTTGAAGGTTCAGAGACTAGTGAAAGTATTCTTCTAAAGTATGGTGAAGCCATCCCGTTTCACATACTTAGAAACACAGAAGAGGAAATCACCATGAGCGCGGAACAAGGATACAGATGTGAAGTTTGCAAAAAGCGCTTTAAAGCGATCACGAACTCGCACTTGAAAAGGCACGGCATGACGACTACTCAATACAAAGAAGCGTATCCGGATTCCCCTATGGGGAACTTCGATCGCTTTGCAGCGTGGAGAGAGTCGGATGAAAATCGTGCCAACTTGCGAAGGATGACAGAGAAAGTTTTTAGCACACCTTCGATCAGGAACAAGAGAGCTCAACGCGCTCGGGAGGCAACTCAGACCGAAGCGTATAGGGCAGAACAGTCTGATCGAATGAAGAAAATTGCCAAAGAAAGACCGGAAAGCTTTTCGGGGCACCCGCCAAGTGACTGGATGAAACTCTCTAACTACGAAAGGTGGGAAATCCAGTTCGGCACCGAGATAGCAAACGAGAAGCTGGCGGCGTGGAAGTCTAAAAACGTGCTCCCGAGTTCATCGCGAAACACAAGAGGCGAAATCGAATTTGCAAACACCTTGAAAGAGCTTGGAATAGACTTCCAACAGCAATTCTCGATCTCACGTTTCTACTGCGACTTTTTTCTGCCTGAGCACAATCTGATTGTTGAAATCGATGGTGACTACTGGCATGCGAATCCAGACAGGTATAAGCCCGACGATGTGATCGGGCCAAAAAAGATGCTAGCGTCTGAAATTTGGGAGCGAGATGCGCAAAGAGATAAGTCTATCAAAGCGTCCGGTTATCAAGTGTTGAGATACTGGACATCCGAGCTTAAGAGCAAGCCGCACAAAAAGATCCTTGAAGATATAGTCCATGCCTCTATGAAAGTAGAGGGCTAACATGAAAGCAATTCCATTCCATTCCTCAGTCCGAATCAAGCTCGGTGCTGGTCGGCCAATCGAGAACAAAGACAAGGAAGTCATTGGTATCAACGTCTCAGCAAAGACAATCAAGAATAAGGTCGCCCCGCCCTTCAGGACAGTCAAGTTCCAGATTCACTTTGGCAAGGGAATCTTTGAGCACGAAGAGCTATTTGACGAGCTTCGGCGCTTTGATCCTGTCATCAAGGACGGCAAGGAGATTGATATCAGCGGGACAAGCGCTTGGAAGAATTTCACAGTGAAGGATATCGAGACAGGCGAGACAATCATTAGCAAGAAGTTCTACAAGGCAGATTTCGGAGAGATCATTGATAATCCTGAGTACAAGGAATATATTGATGCACTGATCGAGAATGCATTCGTTCGTCGAGCTGATGTTGACGTTGATACTGAGTCGTATGAAGAAGTCAGAGCAATCTCAATGGAGCTTGAGGACGAGTTCATTTCTCCGGAGTGATTCATGATTTTGCTCGTTGATGGCCTCAACAGCTTCTTCAGGTACTACTGTGCGAATCCGACGATGACGCAGAATGGAGATCCCGCAGGAGGCGTTGCGGGATTTCTTGGGATGCTTGCGAAATTATCGGAACAGTTTTCCCCATCCGAAATACATGTTGTATGGGAAGGTGGCGGGAGCCTTCGACGCAGGGCAATCTTTCCTGGCTACAAGAAGGGAAAGAAGCCACAGAAGATGAATCGTTACTATGACGATGAGATACCCGACTCTGACCAAAACAGACTATCTCAGGTTGCTTTTTTGACAAAGTGCCTGAGGCAGCTTCCAGTCAGGCAACACTACGTCAAGGACTGTGAAGCCGATGACGTGATTGGGTATCTTGCAAGGTACAAATTCAAAGATTCGCAAGTCATGATCATCTCGTCTGATCGAGACTTTTATCAGCTAATCGATGATCGAGTTAGGGTCTGGTCTCCGGGTCAAAAGAAGATTATCGAAAAATCTGACGTTCTTGAAAAGATGCATGCTCTACCGTCGAATATGCCTACAGTGAGAGCCTGTGTTGGAGATTCGTCGGATAGCATCGACGGTGTGAAGGGTGTCGGGCTAAAGAGTCTCTCAAATAGAATTGAGATTTTGCGGTCAGTTGAGAATGTTTCTCTCGATGACTTATTTAGAGAATGCCAGTCGAAAGCGGCAACGTCAAAGGCGCGCATTTATGAAAACATTCTTGAAAACAAAGATCTCATCAGGCGCAACTTCAGACTCATGTGCCTTGACGTTTCAAACCTTGCTGGCGATCAGATACAGAAAATTGAAGGAAGCTTAGAGATCTATGAAAAGAATTACAATAAGATCGCATTCCTGAGCTGTCTAAAAAAGTTTGGTCTAGTAAACTACGACCCAGCTAGGTTATTCTTGTCCATGAACATCTTGAACAGACGGTAGGTAAATGCAAGCAGAACGAATTGAACTCCAGGGGCACAACTCGTGCTTCTCCCACTACGGTAAGCCATTCCAGGAAAAGATCTTTCAGGGTCTACTCATGGATAAAGAGTGGGCAGCACAGATGTACGAGGTTATGCTTCCAGAGTTTTTTGACCTCAATTACCTGAATTACTTGACTCGTCTATACTTCAAGTACTACAATCAATACAAGGCTTTTCCAACACTTCAGCTCTTGATCACGATCATCAAGGAAGACCTGAGTGAAGGAAACGATGTGATTCTCAGGGATCAAATTGTTGAGTTTCTTCACAGGCTTAAGTCAAATCCCCACCCGGGTGATATTGGCTATGTGAAGGACAAGACCCTTGATTTCTGCAAACGTCAGGCATTCAAGGATGCGCTTCACAAAGCCGTTGAGCTTATTCAAACTGATCGGTTTGACAGTGTCATTCAGCTTATGAAAGATGCAGTTGCTGTCGGCATGCCTCACTCAATCGGGCATGATTTCTTTGAAGACATCGAGGCACGATTCGTGAAGATGCATCGTATTCCGTGCCCTACAGGTCTGCAGAAGCTCGATGCTCCAGACATCCTTGACGGCGGCCTAGGCCGAGGAGAGATTGGTGTCGTCACCGCAAACACCGGTGTAGGAAAGTCTCATTATCTAGTTGCGATGGGAGCTAATGCTCTTAAGAGCGGCAAGAATGTTCTTCACTACACATTCGAGTTGACTGAAACGGCTGTCGGACGGCGATATGATGCAAACCTTACAGGCATTGATGTCAACGATCTGATTGAATCAAAGCAACGAATTCTTGATTTCTACAAAGACGAAGAGCTTGGTAGGCTGATCATCAAGGAGTATCCTACCGGCTCAGCCAGCGTGATCACAATCAGAAATCATATTGAGAAGCTTTCATTGAAGGGCTTCAAGCCAAGCCTGATCGTGATCGATTACGCAGACATCATGAAGTCAACGAAGTCATACGATTCCCTACGTCATGAGCTTAAGCTTGTTTACGAGGAGCTTAGAAACCTAGCAATGGAACTGAACGTCCCTATCTGGACTGCCAGCCAGGCAAACAGGGATTCTGCAAATAGCGATATCGTCGGCCTCGAAAACATGTCGGAGGCATACGGAAAGGCAATGGTCGCAGACGTTGTTGTGTCATTGAGCCGAAAAGCAATGGAGAAGTCTACGGGTTATGGCAGGCTCTACATTGCGAAGAACCGCGCAGGCCGTGATGGAATCTTGTTTCCAATGAACATTAACACTGCACAGTCACGAATTACTTTGTTGGATGAATCGGAACTGTCTCTTAACGAAGCAGTGCAACAGGACAGCAGCGCAGAGAAGGACCTACTGCGCAAGAAGTGGCGCGAAGTCACAAAGAAACTTTCAAATACTGAGGAAAATTGATGAGTTATGATGTATCTGAGTCGTTTGATGCAAGCATGGTATATTTTGACGGAGATGAGCTAGCGTCTAGTGTCTTTTCAGGAAAGTATTCACTTCCTGACGGGACTGGAAAGGTTCTAGAACTTACTCCTCTTGAGATGCACCGTAGGCTCGCAAAAGAGTTTGCAAGGATTGAGTCGAAGTATGACAATGCAATGTGCGAAGAAGAGATTTTCGAGCTTCTTGCGGATTGGTCAATCGTTCCTCAGGGTTCACCTCTTAGCGGGATTGGAAACAAGACGCAAGTTCAAAGCTTGTCTAACTGCTTCGTGATTGAACCTCCTCAGGATAGCTATGCAGGAATTCTGCGTGCAGATCAAGAACAGGTCCAGATTATGAAGCGCCGCGGAGGCGTGGGGTTCGACGTCAGCAGGATCAGGCCAAAGGGTGAACCGACGGCAAACGCAGCACGAACGACTGACGGCATCGCTGTTTTTATGGACAGGTTCTCCAATTCTTGCCGTGAGGTTGCGCAGGGTGG